CGGCTCGACGCCCTGGCCGGCTCGATGCCCTGGCCGGCTCGATGCCCTGGCCGGCTCGATGCCCTGGCCGGCTCGATGCCCTGGCCGGCTCGATGCCCTCGAAAACCGCGCTCGAAATTTTGCGGCGGGGGAGGGGGGGTAGGGCAATTTTTTCGCCCCCCGCGGCAGACCGCATGCTAACGTCTCGCACGCGTTCACGGGTTTAGCCAAAAATGGCTCCGGTTCGTAACTCCCCCGGTTTCGTGCATAACCTGCAGCGCCTTCATGTTGGCCTGTATTCTAAGGAATACGGGAGATTGTCAAGTGCGACGCGGCCCACCTCCACAACCGAAGCACGTTCTGGCCCTCAAGGGTTCATGGCGCGCCGACCATCGGGAGGAGCTTGGCGAGTTCTATGAGACTCTCCCGGAGCCGCCGACGTTTCTGCGGGAGCGGGCCGCCGACTTCTTTCGGGAGGCAGCCCGCAACCTTGATGCGATGGGCGTTCTTGCGAAGACGGACAAGCACACCGTTATTCGGTATGCCGCAACGCTCGACCGATGGTATTCGGCCGAGGAGGAACTCTCCAAGAACGCCATCCACTATCACTCGATGACCGGCCGCTCCGGCGAGGAGAAGGCCGCGAAGCCGACTCCGGCGTTCGCCCAGGCGACGGCGTGTCACGAGCAACTTCGCCAACTCGAGGCCGTGCTCGGCTTCACCCCTGCAGACAGGACGCGTCTGGGGATGGCAGTGATCGACCGCCAGGGAAAATCGGCAGACCCAATGAGTGCGCTGCTGGCCGGTGGTTGACATACGCGATTTCATCTCCTGCCTGCGGCACACCCGCGGCGAGCACGCCGGGAAGCCGTTCGAGCTGTTCCCGTGGCAGGCCGCGTACCTGGACAAGCTGTTCAACACCAAGCGCGACGACGGCCTTCGCTTATATCGCTCCAGCCTGCTTGCGATTCCGCGCAAAAATGGAAAGACTCAGCTTTGCGCAGCCATTGGCCTCTATATGTTGTTCTGCGACGACATCGGGGCCGAGGTGATCGTGGCAGCCGGCGACCGGCAGCAGGCCGCCCTTCTTCACGACGCCGCCAAGCAGATGGTCGAGAGCAACCCGACGCTGCTCTCCCGTTGCAAACTCTACAGGAACAGCATTGCAGTTCCCGACACCAACGCCGTGATGAAAACAATTTCTAGCGAGGCGGCGACCAAGCACGGCTACAACCCATCGTGCATCCTCGTGGACGAGTATCACGTTCAGAAAGACCGAGAGCTGGTCGATGTGCTCGAGACAGCCACCGGCGCCCGCCGGCAGCCGCTGACTATCTTTTTGACCACAGCGGGGTACGACCGGCAGTCGCCATGCTTCAAGACCTGGGAGCGGGCCGAGAAGATCCGCGACGGTGTCCTCAAGGACGACACCTTCCTGCCCTGCATCTTTGCGGCTGCGCCCGACGCAGACCCGTTTGAGCCCCAGACCTGGCGCGACGCCAACCCAAACTACGGCGTAACGATTAAGGAAGACTACTTTACGCAGATGTCTGCGAAGGCCAAGGAGTCGACGGCCGACGAAATGACCTTTCGCCGCCTCCACTTGAACCAGTGGACGACCTCAGAAGAGAAGTTCTTCCGGCATGGTGCGTGGGAGGGCTGCGACGCCCCGCTTCGCAGCACGGCGGGGCGGCCATGCTACTGCGGCCTCGACCTTGCGAGCACCTACGACACGACGGCGTTTGTGGCCGCGTGGCCAGATGCCGACGGCACGTTTGACATTCAGGCGATGTTCTGGATCCCAGATGAGAACGCCGACCGCAGAGATAAGCAGGACAGAGTCCCGTATAAACAGTGGGTAAAGGATGGATTTGTTAGACTTACAGATGGAGACGTTACAGATTACGACCAGATTCGGGATTACATTCTCGAATTCTGCGAGAAAAACTGGGTAAAGGGCATCGCTGTGGATCGCTGGAATGCGATTCACTTGATGACACAACTATCTGCCGAGGGGCAGGCCGTCCACCCGTTCGGACAGGGTTTTGGCCCCCTGAACGCGCCGACGCGTCTGCTCGAAAATCTTGTAATTTCCGGCCGGCTGCGACACGCCGGAAACCCCGTGCTTTCGTGGCAGGCAAGCAACGTGCAGATAAAGACTAACGACGAAGGGCTCATCAAGCCCGTCAAGAAGTCTTCGCACGACCTAGGCCGCATCGACGGAATCGTCGCCTGCATCATGGCCCTCGCACTCTCGAGCGGCGAAACGTATGGGCCGCAGTCCGAACCCGAACTTCTGGTGATCTGATGGAAGAAGCGGCGATCGAAGACATCGTTGAAATGCGGAGCATCTCCCGCGTATTCGAGGAACTGTCGGAAGACCGCAAAACCGTCGCTGGCATCGCACTCACGCCGGAAACAGCCCTGCAGTGCAGCGCCGTTCTGGCCTGCGTGCGGGTGATCTCGGAGTCGGTCGCGACGCTTCCATTCAACCTGTTCCACCGGATCCCGACTGGCGGCAAAGAAGTCGCTGCCGGGATGCCGCTGCATCTAATTCTGTCAGAACAGCCAAACGGCTGGATGACGTCGTTTGAGTTTCGGGAACTCATGCAAAGCTGGCTTCTTTTGTGGGGCAACGCCTACGCAGAGATCCGCCCTGGCAAGTTTGGCGCCGTCACAGAACTCTGGCCGCTGCACCCAAGCAGGATGAAAGTCGAGCGCCTGAAGTCTGGAAGGCTCCGGTATCTGTACCAAGAGCCAGACAAAATGGATCCGACCGCGTACACGCAGGATCAGATCTTTCACCTGCGGTGGCTCACCCAGGACGGCGTGAAGGGATACATTCCGACGATGCTTTCCCGCGAAGCCATCGGGCTGGCGCGGGCCACTGAACTGCACTCGAGCGCGTACTTCGGCAACGGCGCGCGCCCTGGGGTGGTCTTGGAGAGCGATCAGCCGCTGAAGCCTGAGACTGCGCAGAGACTCCGGCAGTCCTGGGAGGATATGCACCGCGGCCCAAACCAAAACGGGCGAACGGCCGTCCTCCCGCACGGCATCAAAGTCAAAGAACTTTCCGGCACGAATGAGTCTGCCCAGCTCATCGAGACCAGGCGCTACCAAGTCGAAGACATAGCTCGCATCTACCGTGTGCCGGCCTACATGATCGGGGATTTGACGAAGAGTTCCTACAGTTCAGTAGAGCAGCAGGGGCTGGACTTTGTGACGTTCTCGCTCGTACCGTGGCTGCGCCGCTGGGAATCAGCCTGCCGTCGCGACCTCATCATGGACGACGAGAACTACTTTGCAGAGTTCGACGTCCGAGGCTTGATGCGCGGTGACAACGCCGGAAGGGCCAGCTACTACAAAGAACTCTGGCAGCTTGGCGTTCTTTCGATAAATGAGATCAGAACGAGCGAAGGGCTGAACCCGATCGACGAAGGCGACAAGCGGTTCGTGCAGGTGAACATGGCCCTTCTGGAGTCGTTTGTGGTGGCGCCGCCAGTGGAGGAGCCTGTGCCACCCGAGGAAGAGCCACCGCCCGCACTCGAAGCGGAGGCGACGCAGGCTGAGGAGGCTCCGCCACCTCCAGTGGACGCCGCCCGCAGCGCCTCCGAGGTGCTCTTCGCCCAGACGCTGCGAAAGCTGGCGTCGATCGAAGCCGACGGAATCCTCGAGCGTCGCAAGAAGCCGGCCAAGCTGGCCGCGTGGCTTGAGGCCCACGAGGGCCGCATGAAGACAGAACTATGCGACGCCGCGAAGGCTACAGGCCGACAGATAGACGAGTTTGCGGCCGCATGGATGAATGAGACGCGAGACCTGCTGCTGGAATGCCACCGCAGCGGAAAGCCCTACGAGGAGGTTACGGGAACATGGACGGAGAGAGTCGAGAAGACGTTGAACGCCGGCTGATCGAGACCGAGGCGGTCGTCGAACGGTGCATGTGCGAGAAGACGGGCAAGAAAAAGCCGGTCATCCGCGGCTATGCGGCATTATTTAATTCCGACTCGCAGGACTTGGGCGGGTTCGTGGAAAGAATCTCCCCAGGCGCGTTCGACGAGGTCATGAAGCGCGGCACCGACGTCGTGGCCCTCTACAACCACGATCCGATGTTTTTGCTGGGACGAGAGTCCTCCGGCACGCTGCGCCTGTTCGTGGACGAACGCGGATTGCGATACGAGATCGACCCACCGGAATCTCGTGCTGACGTCGTTGAAGCCATCGAGCGCTCTGATGTGCGAGGCTCGAGCTTCGCGTTCCGCGTGAAAGGATCCGGTGAAGCCTGGAGTCGCACAGCCGACGGCCGGCAGTTGCGTGAGATTCGCACGATCGACGGCCTCTTCGATGTCGGGCCGGTCCTTAAGCCGGCCTACAGCGCCACTGAGTCGTTCGTGAGCCGCCGCGCCCTCGACGTCGTTCACACTCGCGCCGCCGCGACGATGTATTCGCAGGGCGCGTTCGTGGCCTGGGACGGCGGCGTCGGTCAGATCGAATACGTCATGGAAGAGGGCCAGCTTGGCGAATACCTCTCCGAGCCGATGGAGGCCAAGCCTGGCGATCCGATCGTGCTCGTCCGCAAGTACGAGTTCGAGGAAGGCTACTGGGAAGAGACCGACGAATTCGTGGCCAAAATGATGTCGGAACTCGTCGCCGCCAGCAACGTCATGGGCGAGGTTCCTGCGTTCATCGACTCGATGCCAGACGAGCGGGCCGTAGACCTCAAGCCGACGGCCGGCATGGCCGCCGCGGCCAAGCGCGGCCTGCGTCTGCACGAAGAGGGGAAGTCTGGCGACGGCCTCAAGCCCGAGACCGTGGCCCGCGCCAACAAGATCGCCCGCCGCGAGTCGCTGGCCGAGGATCACGTTAAGGAGATGAATGCGTGGTTCGCCCGCCACGAGACGGCGAGCAAGTCACCAGGCTGGGACAAGGCCGGCGAGGAAAAACCCGGCTTCGTGGCGTGGCTCCTGTGGGGCGGCACGCCGGCGAAGAACTGGTCGAAACGCAAGTCTGCCGCAATGGAGCGGAGCGTTGACGAGCAGGCCGTCGAGGTCAGGGCGGAAGAGATGGACGCACAGCCCACTGCCGGCTCGTTGTCCGCTGCAAACTACGCCCTCTACGAGGCGCTGAACACCATCGCCGACACCGAGGGCATGTGGCCGCAGGAAGGCCCAGACGGCTCCCACTACATGAAGCGAAGCCCGTTCCAGGGGCAGGGCATGATGTGCTCGAACTGCGTCTTCTTCAACGAGGGCGGCTCGTGCGACGTCGTGGAGGGCCAGATCGAAGAGAAGGGGCTGTGCAAGCTCTGGATCATTCCAGAGGAGAAGCTCTCGATGGAAGACCCGATTTCAGCAATCGGCGAGCCTGACGAGGAGCCGCGGAGCGCGGCGGCGCGACTCAAGGCAAAAACCCTGGAGTCTCTCTCTCGTGGACATTCGCGCTGAACTTCTTCGCGCAATCGCAGAGGCGAGAGCGCGCATGGGAGGCGGCCGCAAGGCCCAAAAGAAGAAGAAGGTGCGCGCGCCAGGGCGGCCGGCAAAGACCGGCCGCAAGACCGGCTGCGGGACCGGCGCTGGCGGGTTCGGTGTTGGAAACAACTGCGCAAAAGAAGACGGCCGCCCCAATCTTCCGAAGTCGTTTGCTCAGAAGGGCAAGCAGGCCGTAGCGGCAAGCCTCCCGGCGACGAAGGAAGCGCTGGCTGCAAAAGCGGCCGCCCTCAAAGTCGCTGCCAAGGACGCAAAGATCTCGTCCGCGCGCAAGAAGGCCGCTGTTCGTAAGAAGGAGAAGCAGTCCAAAGACGCCGAGGAAAAACAGGCACTCGACGCCGCCCGTGCTAAGAAGCGCGAGGCCATGCTCCAGAAGATTCGCGTCAAGAAGGCGAATGAAAAGCTTGAGGTCGTCGGCACTCCAAAGAGCGTGAAGGAGCAGCTTGACGAAGCCAAGGCTGCAATGAAGACGAAGACGGCAGAGGCTTCAAAGCAACTGACCGTCTCCGGAACGCCCAAGAGCATCAAGCAAGAAATCGACGAGGCAAAGGCAAAAGCGCTCGCTGAGGCCCAGAAGAACGCCGCAGAAGAGGCGTCCGCCAAGCAAAAAGCGATGCTTGACGCCCAAGCCGACACGGCAAGGAAGGGCAAGCCAGCGCCGGTCAAGAAGGTCGGCGACGAGCACGAGAAAGCCCTCGCAGCAGTCGAGAACCCAGACACGACGCCGGCGCCCGCATCGCTCAAGGTAGAGAAGAATCTTGGCGGCACCACAGGCGCCCAGCTTGCAGTCGACGCCAGCGGCAAAAAGTACGTCATCAAATCTGGGAAGACAAAGGGCCACATTGAAAGCGAGTCTCAGGCCGACGATCTGTACCGAGCCGCAGGAGCAGATGTCCCCAAGCAGCAACTCCACAAGAACGCAGACGGAACGTCCGCAAAAGTCGCGGAATTCATCGACGGAAAAACGCTCGGCGAACTCAAGACGTCAAATCCGAAGCAGTACGAAGCGGCAGTCGCAAAGATCAAGAAGCATTTTGTCGCCGACGCGCTGCTCGGAAACTACGACGTTGTGGGCGCGAACCTCGACAACATTGTCGTTGGAAAAGGCGGCAAAGTGTTTCGCGTCGACAACGGAGGGTCGCTCACGTTCCGCGCTCAAGGCAAAAACAAGGAATTCGGCCCCGAGGTGACGGAAATATCCAGCCTTCGAGACGCCTCGATCAACTCGGCGTCTGCCAGCGTTTTTGGCTCTCTCAGCAACAAAGAGATCAGTTCGCAGATCACGCAGGTTTTGAAGCGCAAAGAGCAGATCCTTGCGGCCGCCAAGACAGATGAGCTTCGCGCCACGCTGTCAAAGCGACTGGACAGCCTCTCCGCTTGGCAGAAGTCGTACAAGAAGTCGCTCAAGAGCAAGCCCGTCGCCGGTAAAGGGTATCAAGAAGCCAACGGCGCCGGGCTTAAGAAAGCGGTGGAGTCTGTTTCACAGAAGAGCGAGGCCGTTAAAAACTCGGTCGCGACAGGCAAGACATCGTCAATGATGTCGTCGAGCGACCAAGACGCGGCAGTAAGCGCGGTGTGGAATCACAGCCTGTCAGCAAAGGAGCGAAACGAAGCGCTTGCGTGGGGAGGGTCGCAGTGGAAAGAAATTCACCACATAGAGAAGCAAGGCGCTCAGGCGGTGGCCAATAGCCAAAAAGCCCAAACATTCGCAAGCGCCGTGTCAAAGCTGCCAAAGTACCACGGCAAAGTCACTCGCCGGCTGGATGCGATTTCTGGAGAGCAGATAAAAACGTGGCTAAAGACCGGCAGATGGAATACCGAATACCCCAGCGCCCCCGGCAGCCCGACGCACGCCTCGTTTAGCAAGATCGACAAAGCGTCGGAGATCGAATCATCCATAAAATCCGGAAGCAGCTTCCCCAGCGGTACGGTCGTTGTCGTAGTGAGAAACAACACAAGGGGCGCCGACACGGGGAAAAGGCTTCCGCACCATGCCGCCGAGAGTGAGGTTATAATTCCGCCTGCGACCTCCTCTCAATACAAAGCGTCAGAGCACTATTGGCTGCTGGATAAAAACCATCCGGCGGTAAAAAACGGAAGCGCAAAGCCGGGCGACAGGGTGCGGGACGATGATTTGACGAAATTGATGGGCGGCTCTTGGGATCAGTCAAAAAAGCCAAGCGCTGTTTTTGTCTTGGTGGTTGACGAAGACGCGCTTGTTGCCGCTGGCAAGGCAAAGCCAAAGAAGAAATAGGAAACCGCATGCCCTTAAAAAAGAAGACCTGGGACTCCATCCCAGAAAGAGAGCAGCGAAACAACCACTACGGAAAAGAAGAGTTCGACGCCTTCGAGGAAGAGATTGCGAAACTCGCCGAGCAATGGAAAAGCGAGATGACGCCGGAAGAGTTTTCGGATTGGCTGGCGTCCGAGGGCAGGGAGTGGATCGTCGACTAGGTTGCACGCCACCCTCTCCATCTGCTAGGCTACAGGCATACACAACTCCGGACGAGGATTTCGTCAGGAGATAGTGCGAGTGCTTTGAGGATTCAAGGCGCGGCGCCCTTGCGGGACTTTTACCCGCCGGCCGTCGCGTTTGCGTTTTTGGCCGGCTCAACAGGAGTCAGTCGAAAATGGCAGCGAGCAACCTCAAGCGTCTTCAGGATCGTGCGGCAGCGATTGCGGCCCGCCTCAACGAACTCGCCGATTGCGAAGAGCGGTCGGAAGATCAAAACGCGGAACTCCGCAAGCTGACCGACGAGGCTGACAAGGTTCAGTCCGACCTCGAGTTCGAGCAGAAGCTCGCCGCCAAGGAAGCCGAACTTCGGGCTGTGGTCGAGCGGGCTGCCCCCGCTCCGGCCCCCGTTGCTACCCCGGCTGCCGAAGAGAAGAAGCTCGAGATCCGGCATATCCTGCCGCATCACACCCAGCTTCGGGCCTTCAACGACGGCCCCGATGCCGTCGAGAGCGCCTACCGCTGCGGCCGCTGGCTGCGGGCGACGGTGTTCAAGAGTGCCGACGATATGCGGTGGTGCCGCGACCACGGCGTCGAGGCCCGCGCCCTGAACGAAGGCAGCAACGCTGCCGGTGGCGCCTTGGTTCCCGAAGAGTTCGCGAACCGGGTGATCCGGCTCGTCGAGACATACGGCACGTTCCCCGGCACCGCCGAGAACGTGAGCATGAGCCGCGACACGATGGTGATTCCGAAGCGCCTCACCGGCACGACGGCGTACTTCGTGGGTGAAGGCTCGAGCATCACCGAGAGCGAGCCGACCTACGGCAACGTGCAACTCGTGGCCAAGAAGCTGGCCGTGAGCTGCCGGATGAGCTCGGAGGTGGTCGAGGATTCCGCTGGCGTGGTGGGTCTGGCCGACGCAGTTGGCCAAGAATTCGCAACGTCGCTGGCCTACAAGATCGACCTCTGCGGCTGGCTCGGCGACGGCACCTCCGATTTCGGCGGCATCCGCGGCATCGTGTCCAAGATCAACAGTGGAGACCACACCGCCTCGGTTGTGACGGGCGCGGCCGGCAACACGGCCTTCGAGACCCTCGACATCGAGGATTTCCTCGGCGTCATCGGCAAGCTGCCCATCTACGCCCGTCAGGGCGCTCGGTGGTACATCTCGCCGGCCGGCAAGGCTGCCTCGATCGACCGCCTGAAGTACGCGGCTGGCGGAAACACGGCCGACACCGTTGCCGGCGGGTCTTCGGACACTTGGCTCGGCTATCCGGTTTCTGTGGTGCATGTGATGAACAGCACCCTGGGCGCCGACGCCAGCAAGGTCAAGGTGCTGTTCGGGAACATGGGCCTGTCGTCCATCTATGCCCGTCGCCGTGACTTCTCCGTGCGGCTGTACGACCAGGTGTACGCCACCACGGATCAGTTGCTGCTCCAAGGCACGATGCGGTTCGACATCAATCACCACTCTCTCGGATCGACGAGCGAGGTCGGCCCTGTGGTCGCCCTCCGCACGCCGGCCGCTTGATAAAGGAGTTTCCTAGAAATGCTCAAGGCTCAGAACGAAAAGATTGTTGGTGATGTCCCCACCGCTGCCGTCGGCGCAACTGCCACGGCGACGCTGACGGTCGACACGCTCGGCTACGACTACGCGTCGTTCACGGTGATTCGCGCTAACAACGCCAGCACTGCGTTCGCGAACGTGCTGAAGATCGAGGAGTCTGACGACAACTCGTCTTACGCCAACGTGACCGCGCTCGTCGGTGGCGGCACCGGCGGGTTCACGATGCCGACGATTGCTGCTTCTGCGACGGCCAGTGCGGCCATCGTGAAGCTCGACGTCGACACGAAGGCTCGCAAGCGTTACCTGAAGCTGTCCTACACGCCCGGCGTGAGCGCCACCTGCGGCATCTCGGCCCGCCTCTCGCGGCCCGAAGTTGCTCCGGCTACCGCCTCCGAGGCCGGCGCGTGCGTCAGCGGCTGGGTGCGTGGCTAGTCCCGATACAAGCGGGACGGCCACGACGGCCGACAAAGGCGCAAGGACGCGCGCCCGCTCCTCACAACAGGAGCAGGTGAATGTTTTTGCGAATTGGTAATTGTGAAGCCGAGGTGAAGGTTGCTGCTCTTATGAGCACACCCCGCCTCGGCTTCACTGATAACTTCTTCTGCGTCTCCGCAGCCCTCGCGCCGCATCGGATTTCTCCGATCAAATACACCGGCGCGTTCTGGGGGCAATGCCTCCAAAGGAGCATGGAGACTGTCATCGACACGCACGACGTCGTGCTGTGCATCGACTACGACACCGTGTTCACGGCCAAGACTGTCGAGGCGCTTCTGGCCTTGATGATGCACGCCGGCGTGGACGCCATCGCACCGCTCCAGACAAAGCGGGAGAGCAACGCTGTCATGTTCGCCCTCCCCGGAGTCAGCGTGGACGAGAAGACGAGCGTCGACCAGGACTGGTTCAGCAAGCCAGTTCAGATCGCCGAGACTGCCCACTTCGGCTGCACGTTCATTCGCACCGCGGCGATCAAGAAGATGAAGAAGCCGTGGTTTGAGGGGCGCGCCAACGAGAATGGTGAATACAACGGCGGCCATTTGGATGAAGACATAGCGTTCTGGAAGTCGTTCTCGGCCGCCGGCAACAAACTCGGCATCGCAACGAACGTCAGCGTCGGCCACTGCGAACTGATGATTACCTGGCCCTCGCGAACGGTCGACGGCGGCAAGGTGCAGCAGCACACGACGACGTTCTGGAATGACGGCCAGAAGCCGCCGGCCGACGCCTGGGGGTTCGTGGCATGAAGATTCGCATCGCCAAGGCATTTCGAGGCTACAAGGTCGGCCAAGTCTTCGACTGGGCAGACGGCATGTGCCGGATTTTCATCGGCCGCGGCATGATCGAGGAAGTGCGCGAAGAGCCGGAGGCGGCTGCCGTCGAAGAGCGGTGCGAGAGGGCGTTCATTGACAACAGGCCAAAGAAGAAGAAGCCATGACACTTGTATTTCCGGCCCCAGAAAATCCAGATGTCGCCCTCACGCCCTACCGGAGCCTCGTGCGGACGTCCGGGCCAGCCGTCGAGCCGGTGACGCTCGCTGAAGCCAAGGCGCACTGCAGGGTTGACCACTCCACCGACGACGCGCTGATTTCGGCACTCATCGCTGGCGCTCGCGAGTACGTCGAGGGCCGCTTGGACGTCACGCTCATCACGACAACGTGGACTGCCCGCTACGACAACTTCCCATCGTGGGAGGTCGTTCTGCCGAGGCCGCCGATGCTGGCCGGCACGGTCACGGTGACGTATCGCAATCCAGATGGCCAGAGCGTGTCGATGTCGAGCGCGACTGGGGCGTTTCAGGTCGACTCGAACGTCATCCCTGGGCGGATCTATCCGAAGTACCTCGAGGCATGGCCGCCGACTCGCGGCGACGAGAACAGCGTCACCGTGCAGTGGAGCGCTGGCTACGGTGCGTCTGGCACGAGCGTGCCGCAAACGATCCGCCACGGTGTTCTTCTGCTCGTCGGCCACTGGTACGCCAATCGCGAGGCCGTGACGTCTGGGCAGATGATGGAAGTACCGATGACGTTCGAGACGTTGATGGCCGCGAGTGGCTGGGGTGGATACCGATGAGCATGACGGCGACGGTCGTCGCAAAAGCCGACGCCGCGCTCTCCCAGACCTCTGGCCTGGCTCAGTCGATCTCCGCCCACTCCTTCGACTTCTCGGTGTCGGTGGGCGACTGCACAAAGGTGTTCAGCGACAAGAGGACGTTCCCGTCCGCTGGCTTTGACGACATCGACTTCGCGACGATCGGAATGAGCGTCGTAAAACTGATCTTTGTGCGGAACCTCTCCGGCACGAGCCAGATCGCCCTCTCGGCTGGCTGGACAGGCTCGCAATTCAGCGTCTTCCGGCAGGACGTCACGAGTTGGAACTTTAGCCCCATGATCAACCTCGGCAGCCTGACGCTGCGGGGCTATCCAATCCGCGAGCGTGGCTGCTTCATGGCGTCGAGCCCAAATACAGCCGGATTCGCGACGACCAGCGGCGGCAGCATTCTCCGCATCGGCGGCACGAGCGGTCAAGAATACGAAATCTATGTAATGGGAGCATAAAATGCCTGACATTTCCTACGCGGTCAGCCTCAAGGTAGATAAGGAATTTCTCAGCAACTCTGTCAGCGTTGGCAACGCTACCGCCAACATGAATCAAGTTGGTATGCAGAGCTTCACGCTCACGCTCTCGACGAACGCCGTGCAGATCACGACGGCGAATCTGTCGAGCGTCGGCCTCGCGTTCATGCGGAACCTGTCCACGGCGACGGCCGCGACCGTGACGGTCGGCATCGACGCCGGCGGCTCGTTCCTGGGCTTCAACACGCTGCGGGCCGGCGAGCCGGCGATCTACCGGCTCTCTGCCGGCCAGAACTACTTTGCCACTGGCACCGCCGGCAGCCGCCTCCGCGTAGACATCACAGAGGGCTAAATAATGCCACTGAACGCACAGATTCTTCTATCCATCCTGGCTCACGAGACGAGCGCTGGCGACTTGTCGAAGACCCTGCGGGCGACGCCGGTGTCATATGCGGCCACGCTCTCCGACGGCACCGGGGCGAATCAGGCGCAGGTCGTGTGGAGCTTTGAGGGGACGTTTGATGGCGAATATGTCCTCGGCTCCAACGGACTCGTCTTCAGCGACAACCGCGGGACTGTTGATTTTTCTGCACTCAAGGCCATCTATATCAAGAACACGGGGAGCATTGACT